ATGGCGGGTTATTTGTCCTGGTTATTCCCCCGTTGTAAAATCTCTCCTAAACTTAACGGTACGGCACCACACTTCGGGGATGAAATGTTCGCGCTGGTACTTTTTGTTTGCTACCTGGATGGCGGTTGTGAAGATATTGTTGTGGATGTCTACAACACGGAACAGCAGTGTCTTTATTCTATGAGCGATCAACGGATCCGCCAGGGCGGTTGTTTTCCGATTGAGGATTTTATAGATGGTTTCTGGCGACCTGCACAGGAGTACGGTGATTTTTAATTATTGCAATTGCACAAGAGTCAGTTCGCCCCCAAAGACAGCACCGGTATCAATATAATGCAGGTTGCCAATATCCACGCGATGTCGCAACGGTGTATGACCAAACCAGAAATGATCAGCCCCTGTAATTCCCTGCCCTTTTTGGCGTTCACCTAATCGCGAGCGGCTCCACAAGACCTGATGCAAATCAACGTCCTTTTGCCATTCATAAACATCATCTGGATAATCGGCATGAGCAATAACATGCTTGCTGGTGCGACTGTGTACTTCAAGAATAAAGGGCAAATGCTGACATTTTTCCAGCGCCGTTTTCGCTTGTTTCTGTTGATTATCTGCCAGCGCAATAAACCAGTCGCCGCCATTCATCAACCACAAAGACATCTGCTGGGATGCCAGCGCATCCATCGCCATCTGTTCATGATTGCCTCTTACCGCACAAACCCAATGTTGTTCCAGTAACTGCAGACAACGTAAACTTTGCGGCCCACGATCGATAACGTCTCCCACTGAGATAAGTAAATCTCGCCACGGATCAAAACGACAATGCCATAATTTGCGGCGCAACTGCTCAAGACAACCGTGTATATCGCCAGAAAGCCAGATATGTCGCCATTGATGACCCGCAATTCTCTGATAAACGGGCGCAGGCTGTTTCATCAATATTTTCCTCCCGCGCTAAAGATCACATAATCTTAACAAGAATGTTAAAAAACGCTGGACTCAGACAGTAGAGTGTGTGTTATGGTTGACTATAAAGTCAGCGAAGGAAATGCTTCTGGCTTTTAACAGATAAAAAGAGACCGAACACGATTCCTGTTTTCGCCAACAAATAACAAAATCTTTTAGAATTAATGTGTTAAATAAATTCATGCTCATCTTTTAATCCCTAACACATACCATTACATATTAATACATTCAATTAGTTACCATTTTTTTCGAGTTTTTTAGAGAAATTTTCGGGAATATTTCAGGTCAATCCATGCATACACAAGCAATTCCTGTATTGAATAATTCCGTAGCAATTATGTAAAATCATCTCCGGCTGATTTTCATTCAAACTCGCGCTATCGAACGTCCATCAGCCAGCCGTGGCACGTTCTTGCATACGACATGCTACGGTTTCATTTATCTCCCACCGGAAACCTCTTATACAAAGTCGATATGCCAACATCATAGATGATCGCTACCTTCAGGCGAGGAACTCCTGATGCAATTAATCGTCCGGCCTGTGCCCATTGTTCTGGTGTAAGTTTGGGACGACGTCCACCAATTCGTCCCTGTGCGCGAGCAGCTTCCAGTCCAGCTTTTGTTCGTTCAACAATCAGTTCTCGTTCCATTTCAGCCAGGGCCCCCATCACATGAAAGAAAAAACGCCCCATCGGTGTGCTGGTATCAATAGCATCCGTCAGGCTGCGAAAATTAACGCCACGTTCGCGCAACTCCTCAACCAGAATGACCAGATGCCGCATACTACGCCCCAGCCGATCCAGCTTCCAGACAACCAGAGTGCCCCCTGCCGATAATGTCCTGAGCAGTTTTTTCAGTCCCGGCCTTTCGGACTTTGTACCGCTTATCTTGTCTTCAAAAATCAGCTCGCATCCTGCACAGTTCAACGCATTACGTTGTAGATCGGTATTCTGGTCATTTGTTGATACGCGTACATAGCCAATAAGCATGGTAGATCTCCCTGACAAAAGCAGGAATGATGCCATTTGCTCGTTATTTCTGCATTTTCATAAACGTTGGTTTGGGAGAAGCGGCTAAAAGGAATGTAGGGACAGGGGCGAATCAGATACCTGATATGGGTAGCTTCACGCTTTCTGTTTCAGGTACTGGATATCAAAAATTACCATCAGGTTTTATTCTTCAGTGGGGCTCAATCGGCGCACCAGGCATTGCACAGGATGTAGTAACCCATTTCCCGATTGCATTTCCAAACAGATGTCTGCGTGTTTTGGTCTCACAAGACTACACACCAGATAGCGGGGATGTTGGTTATATTGCCTGTGCAGGTTTTAGTCCCGACCCGGTTAAATTTATATCCAGAGCCAGTACTCCTGGCCTCGGCGCTTCATTTTTAGCGTTAGGCTGTTAATTTAGCTATATGGAGTTAAAAATGAATTACATATATTCCGCGACTACAAACTCTTTCTATCCGCTGGAGATGAAAGAGGATTACACTCAAGCTGACTCATGGCCAGATGATGCTGTTGAAGTGCAACTGGCACATGCCAACGGCGGATCTGTGCGTGGGATTTACAACCATGCTCAGTATCTTGATAAACGCAGAGAAATGATGCAGTGGTGGGCGGATTGGCTTGATGAAAAGGTGGAGTGATCCACCTTAACCACTATCGAATAGAACAAAGCCTTGCAATCCAGTGCAAAGCTTTGTGTGTATGAGTTTTTTCTCACATCACCAGGCAATCATCAAACTCCGTATTCCTGGCGTCATTAATTATGTAAGTGATCACCACGAATATAGCCAGTGCAGAACTGTAACCATCATCATCTTCTGGCAGCGCTTCCCTTCTCCCGTTATCCAGATTAACCGGGTGGTGCTGAGGATGAGTCCGATATCGCTTGATCCTGAATTCCACATCTATAGCAAAGCGGAAGGATGTCTCAATGTCGTGGACACACAGTGTTACAGCCACAAATCTATAGCCTAAGAAAGGTTTATTTTGTAATTAAAGAAGATTTTAAAAACCAGATTACTCATTCATATAGACACCAATCCCCTACAGTCATAAAATGCCTCTTTTGAATTGCTTTATCTTCATAACAAGAGGTTATTGATGCTTCGCCACTTAACAGGACTCAGATTTATAGCTGCATTAATGGTTTATTTATGCCATTTAAATACAGACTATTTTGGTGTTTTTGTAAAAGAAATGTTTTCCCAGGGATTTATTGGCGTTTCCTTTTTCTTTATTTTATCTGGCTTCATTCTTTCATATTCATATGAAGACAAGCTAAAAAATGAAGTAACAAGTAAAAGACAGTTTATTCTTTTAAGATTGGCAAGAATTGTTCCAATGCATCTATTATTAGCCATGCCATTTATTTTACTAACCATTCACTTAAAGAACTTTGATTTTTCAAAAACCTTAACAAATATTTTATTAATGCAAAGTTGGATACCAAAGGAGGATTACTACTTCTCATTAAATGGTGTATCATGGTCTTTGTCTGATGAGCTGTTTTTTTATTTAATGTTTATTCCGTTGATTTATACATCAATTACAAAGAAAGTAATCACTGCAATATCAATTATAACTCTACTATTAACTATATATTTTTTAAAAATTATACAAACAGAAGAACTTAATCACTGGTTATATTATATATTCCCAGTAAGCCGCTTGGTAGAATTTATTTGCGGCATGATTATTTACGCTTGCTGGAAAAACAGCCGACAGCAGACAGTCGACAGTCGACAGTCGACAGTCGACAGTCGACAGTCGACAGTCGACAGTCGACAGTCGACAGCCTTTTGTTTTTAATTTCACTATTACCTCTGCTAATAGCTATATATTATAGCAACAACATAAATAATAGTCTACGTTATTCGTTATATTATTTACTCCCCATGGTAATATTCTTTACTTCATGCATCTATCTAAGAAATGGAGTCATTCATACTATCCTCAGTTCAAAAACCCTAGAGCTATTAGGGAAATCATCATTTATTTTTTATTTAATTCATCAACCCATTATATTATTTTGCTTTAAAATCTTTGGACATAACCCCGGACCACTCTATTTAATAGCGCTCCTTGTTATAATAACCATAGTCTCAATCATACTTTATAAATTAGTTGAGGAGCCTTTAGAGCTGATGCTAAGAAAACGAATTTTAGCAGTAAAATAAATAAAACCGCGCTATTGCGCGGTTTTATCTTCAGGCTTGATGAATTTTTTACCGTCATATGACCAGCCAATACCAACATCTCCAACACATTTAACTATATCCGCTTTTTCTGGCTTAAACTCTGACTTACCACCCCATACAACAAGATTTGTAACGACACCATTTTGTACGACTGCATAAATATCGCTCATTACTGATACTCCCACACAAGAATATATCCATGATTTCCATTATTTCCTGTCGCTGGGCCTGATGACGCCTTATTGTATTTCCCTGTCCCGCCAATACCGTATGTCCCAAGCATAGTAGTGGTTATACTTTCAACGCCAATCGCCTGATCATCACCAAATCCAAGTGCCCCACATAAATTTGATCGTGAAACTGAATGGAACAGAATCCCTTGCCCTGTAGGAATTGGTGCTTCTGTTGCACTTCCCCCTGAAAATGGAGGTACCTGCTGAACTTGAGTTGATCCCCTTCCTCCCGGGCATACAAGCAAATCACCAAAGCTTGTATTCCCGCCGTCCCCTCCAGAGCCTCCTGGTCCTGTTCCTGCTACACCACCGCTTCCAATAGTTACTTGCACGGATTCAGGTATAGACTGATAAAAAAATGCTTTAGCATATGCCCCGTTGGAACCGGCAGCACTTACACCACAGTTATTTGAGGCTGTTGCTGATAAATTGCCACTGGCACCACCACCGCCAACGGCTTCCACTATAATTTTCGTTACACCAGGTGATTTGTGATAAGTCCCAGATGATCCAAATACCTGAACCCCCAAAAGCCTTCCTGTTCCATCACCAAGTGTTAAATATTGTAGAGTTTCCGATACGTTTTTTTTACTTAAAATTTCCCTACCATTTCGAGTCAGCGCTGTCATATCCATTGTTCCAGCACCTGTAAAAAATGCCAGCCCATCCGGTATTCCTGTTAAGCTCGACAATGATGTCAGATTATCATTTTTATCCTGTTTATCATTCAGAATGTCTGTCATTCCCAGGTTTTCGAGAGCCGTTTGCACAGTGCCATCCGATTTGATATCACCAAACGGATTCTTGCGGCTCAGGTATTCAACAGCAAACCCCGATCCCAGCAATTCAACAAAACCGGGCAGATCACCATTATCAAGCACATCCCGTTGCGTTTTGTCACTTACAAACTGGGCCAGAGCTGCAGCAATAAAGCTGGCCTGCCGAATAACCTTATTGACTTGCGCACTGGATGCTTTCCCTGCTGTAAATCCGGATAAAAGCGCAGGCAACGCTTCCCATTCCTCCTGCGACATAACATTGGCATTCCGATCCGTTGCAAACGCTTTAAAGTCATTTTTCGCCATCAGAGTAATACTCCCCATGCCCCTACATCAAAACCACTGATGAATTCGTTATCCATATCAAAACCAAAAAATTTTGAACCTTCCGATGGAGTTTCCACCGAAGGTGTTTCAATGCCACCCGCCCATACCCCGGCGGCTTTTACTGTGAGATAATGGTCATGTAACGCCTGACGCCATTAACGGCCAGCGTTCCGGCACGGTTGAGTGCACTTTCTGCTCCCGCAGCATTACCATCAAGTGCAGCCTGCGCCGCGGCTTTAAGCTGCGGCACCGTCTGCTCTTCTGCCGATTTAACGCCGGGGACCAGGTGAGGTCGTGGCGGGATGTTCTGCTCTGGTGAGCCGTATTCGTTGAGGTAACCGATGCCCGCATTACCAAACGGAACATCATCCCGTTCGCTGTCTTCCGAAGGGATGCCGACCAGCACATCTTTTTTGGTTAACGACCTGAGCGCATCCAGAATGGCCTTAGCGTTATCCACCCTCGTTGTTACACCGCTTTTGAAACTCATAGCTGGCGACCGCCTGCACCGAACATCGTGATCAACTGATAAAATTCAGCGCCATATCGGGTGTTATTCCAGAAACCTGCATCAGGATTCAGCGTCGCGCTGGTGTCATAGCTGACGCTTACCTTATCCACGGACTTTGAGGACTGAACACCATTGGTTGAACCGCCCGGACCCCCAGCCAGCATCGCTCTGCTGTCAGCCGCCCAGAGCGTCATGTAGTGAGCAACGAACAACCCGGCAAAGTACGGAAACAACTTTTTGCCGGTGACATTTTCGCTCAGCAGTTCATCGGCCAGATTCAGACGGAACCCGATTTGGGCGTCGGGATATTTTGCCGGGTCAGCAAACTGCGGGAAGTCGCGGCGAAAATCACTTACCGCTGGCAGACTTTGATTCTTTGACATCTTTAGCCCCATTACCGCCAGTCCGGGCGGCAGTAATCTGCGCCTGCAGGCTGTCGTTCTGCTCCTGCAGTTTGAGCAATGCATCTTTAAGATCGGCAATCAGCTTATCTTTGTCGGCAATCTGCGCTTGCAGGCCGTCGATAATGGGTTGCAGATCATCGGTGTCGCTAATCACGCTTTCGGAAAGCTCAGAGTGCGCCTGGGTGAACCAGTGCGACGCGACCTCTTCCGGTACGTTATGCCGTCCCCGGCCAAACTCCTGTTTTGACTGATCGCCGAGCGTCAGCGTAAACGGGGTGTGAACATGGATGGTAACCAGCTTTTCTTTCGCCATTTCAGTTTCCTTCAGGCCCCTTTCGGGGCCATTCTGGTTATCAGATACCGTCCACATAGGACAGAGTTTCTTTATACACTGGCTCGACTGCACCCAGCTTGCCGTAGTAAGTGACGATCTGATACAGGCCGCGATACTGCACCGGCACGCTCTGAAGCGGAACCAGCGGGTAGCGGACGTATTTTTTATCGTTGGTGTACGCAACCATGCGATCCTTATTCCCCACACCACGGCCTTTCAGCCATTTAACCGCGCGGATATTCAGCGGAACACCGTTCTGGTGATAGCTGATGGTGTTGGTCTGAAGGTACGTCAACAGGGACTGGTTACCCGCAGATGAAACGATGATGCTGGACAACAGAGCAAACTGTTCAGGCGGGATCAGCAAATCACGCGGGACCACAGAGTAACCAGAAGCGGCCCACGCATCAGACAGCACCTGGTTAATGCTTGCGCGGATTTCGTCCGGTGTTGAGGTTGCCCACGTTTTGGCAGCGTTGTTGACAGGCACGCCGTCCAGGGTAACAAGGCCTTTCAGGTTTAATGCGGAATCGCCAACATATACCTGTTCATCGTTATCCATCTGCCATTTCAGTTGCATCCCGTCATACTTCTGCGTATCAATCGGGCGGCCGACCTGCTGAGCAGCCTGCAATTCTATGACCGTCCAGCCAAGTTCCATCCCCCACAGGTTCAGCGGGTTACCGGATTTGCCGGTATCCACGTTCACGCCAGCAATAGCGGTTGAGTCTTTGCCTACCCAGTTTTTGCCATTCGGATTTGCACCAGTACCCGCAGCGGCGAAGCTGGTATTCGTCCAGCTGGAAATGTCATCTGCGATAGAGACATCTTCACGCAACTGAATATCGCGGGTCCAGGTGTACCCCACCAGTGGCAGGTTCAGCGTCTGGTCGAGTCGCTCCAGCTCCCCGATGAGAAAGGCACCAGAGCTGTCAACGGTTGCCTGATCAAAAGTAATCATTCGTCTGTTCCTTAAATCTTCCAGGAAATTTCTGCATTGCCGTTAGCATCACCGGCACCTGTGAATTCAGCGTTGGTCAGCACCACATTTTTGCCACTGACTGACGTGGACATGAATCCACCCAGCGGCACTTTCATGGATTCATCAGTGGAGACGACAACGTATACCGGGTCGCCTTTTTTGATAGTGCTGGCATCAAAATCAGAACCGAGATTAACGGTCACGTAGCCACGCTTCATGGCGTCGCCCGGGAAGTTCTTGCCTGTTCCCACCTGGCGAACCATGTCCGGCTGCGACGTGGTCGGATAAGGGCGCACGTAGATCCCCTTCACCTTGTCTGCGGTATCACCATCTGCCAGCGGCACGAAAAAACCGTCATCATCGTATTTACCAGCCAGCCCATAGGCAGCGAAGGCGTTATCGGATTTAAGGACCACCGGTTCGACGGTTAAGTCCTGCGGGCGAGAGACAGCCCCGGCAATACCAACAGGCATCCGGTACAGAAATACATTATTCATTTTTTACCCTTTACGGTTTGCCCAGAATTCAGCGTTTTGTTTGTTCAGGGAAGCGATACTGGTCATGCCCATGTTTAGGCGCTGTGCATCGCCGGTGGTGGCGCGGGTGTTTCGCCCTTTGGCAATCTCAGACACGGCATTAAACGCCATGTCGACCGATTGTTTCGGCAATTTGCGGATATCCGCATCACCAACTATCTGGCGAACCAGCGTTTTGTCAGCGGAAGCCAGAACCTCGCGTTTGAACGCGGTCGGTTTCATCTTACGGCTCAGATCGATACCCGGAACAATAACTTCGGCACGCCAGGCTGAGTCACCAGTAATCGTGGTTTCCTCTTCATCGTCCTCGCCGTCACCGGTCGGATTATCGTCAGGCTTATTATCGTTATCGCCCGTGGCATTTCCTTCCAGCTTAGCCAGCAGGGCTTTCAGTAATGTTTTGAGGTCATCATCACTGTCGCCGGTTGGGCCTCCCCCCATCTCTGGTGCTTTGTCCGGTAGTGGTTGCTGCGGGGACAGGTTGATATTGAGATTAACGCCCTGCGGCAAATCCCCCTCATCTCCTGTAACCGATGCGGGAGCCGACTCCACCAGTTCGTTCATGGTGTCGGCATCTCCTGTCTTGATGGCCGCACGCATGCGGTTCCACCAGTTTTTCTTTTGATTTGCCATTGTGTCTCTGTCTCCAATTGCACAACGATTTCCGGCTCTGCCTTTAGGGACAAGAGCCACATGGTTTCCGGTAATATCGACCTGCTCAGCTTTACCTGGCTCGGTCTGCTCGTACTCCGCGTCATAGCCGCACGACACTTCGCGCAGGCCATCTTCGATAAGCTGAATGGCGTTTTCGTCTTTGACGATAAGGTCAGCCAGCATCAAATCAGACTGCTCACCCATCCCGCGCCGGACATTCTGGAGGTGCCCGACAGCAAGCTCTTTCCAGTTCTCGGGATTTACCAGCCGCACATTCCCGTTTTCATCTTCAGGATGCAGAATCGTGATGCTCATCCCTTCGAATGAGGCAAGCGTGGCCGGATGGAATACCTGCTCAGGAGAACGCGTGACGACTATTTCACCGAACTTATCGGGTTTCAGTTTTGGCAGGTCATCAGCACCATAGAGCTGCTTACCTGTTCGTCCTATCGGCACGTCTCTGCACAGCAACGAGCCGTCAGCCAGCTGATAGCGGGTTTCCCCCAGCCGGGTATTGAAAAAATATTTCATGTGTTACCTGCGATTCAGGCGGGATAAGATTGGGAGGTGGGAAAAACGATTTCTTTATAACAGCGACAATTCGGGAGCTCGCCAGCGTGACCTGTCATGCCGTCAAGCGTTGGAGGTTTGCCCCATTCGACAAATTTACCTTCCATTTCCCGATGAGAATGCCTGACGTCACCATCTTCGGCTGTACGCCAGATATAACCATTCGAACCAATTGACAGCGCACGCGCCTGATCCAGCGCGCCGGTTGCACGTCCAAGTTCAGTACGGGCAATCAGGTCAGCTCTGGACTTTGCTATATCACCCGATGCGGCTATTTCTTTAGCAAAATATTCTGCTCTCCCACCGGTCACAACAGCTTCTGTCGCCCGATTCTGGATGTCGTACACCCTGTCAGCCGCCTCGAGGGGGAGCGATTTGATGTACTTGACCTGTTCGGCGATGATGGATTGCATCACCTGGCCCACAGGAGCGCTTTCCACAAGATTGCGGAGCTCGCGACTGATGTTCTTGCTGTGTTGCCGCCAAACTTTCTCGTTCTGCCGGGTTAGGTCCGCAGTAAAGTTTTCCGCGACCTTTGTCGCCCAGGGGGTGATGATTTCACTGTAGCGTTCCAGCGCCTCAATAATTTCCGTGATACTGTCATTTGAACCATCGTAGCGACCATTTACGATGTCTCCGACCGCCCGCGCTATCCTGCGTAGGCTGGTTCGATAGCGGATTTCCGCCTGACGGTTCCTGCGGTTCGTCATCAGATTCGCCGATGCCGGGCGGCGCTTCATCTTCGGCATTCTCGATGTCCTCGTCGGTAATGGATGCCCCGATGCCGGTTACGTCAGAATTTTCGCGCAAATCAGTCATAGCGGCTTTCAGTGTCATCAGACCATCACCCAGCGCCGTACTGATTGCGTTGGTAGTGTTTAACGCCACCGTTGAGCGATCGACATCAGACATTTGCCAGAGCGGGTTAAACTCAAACGTGAAATCATCCGGGAGCGGCTTGCCAAGTTCCGAACGATGCATGATGTCCAGTATCCGACGCACCGGAAGACGTAAACGCCTCTCCTGCAACGAACTGATGCGGTCGTAATAGTTGGCAAGATCTGCATCACCGGTAGAAAATCCTTTCGGGGACTGTCCGAACAACCGCACCAGTGGAATACCAACAGCGCCACTAATCTGTTCTGCAAACTGCGATAGGATGTCATCCAGACCACTGAAGCTGTACTGATGCGTTTCAAACTTATCCCGCGAGTCCATGAGCGTCATGCCTTCATTGCTCTGGAACTGTCGAATCAGGTCGATATTCTTCAGCAACGCTTCATACGCAGGACCACCAAGTGCGATAAGCTCGCGTAGCTTCTCCACGCTGTAGGTACGCAAATGCGCCTTGTAGACCAGCTGCGCCGCGCCGACAGTAGCGCTGTCGAACGCGGTAAGACGATCCCAGATACGCTCTACAACCGACATTCCCCATTCGTTCTCGGTCATCTTCTGCTGAAATGGCAGCGTGACGCCATCAAAGCGAATCAGGCGACTGTGATGAATGCGCCAGGCAGGAATTCCCGTTGCTGTGGTCACCACATCGTAAAACTCAGGTTTACCCAGGTCCGGCCCCATATCTTTAATGCGGCGGGTCAGTACCGGGTCGATCATCCAGCGGTCGAGCGGGAGAATCCCCTTAAACTTGCCCTTACAGATGGTTTCGGGTCGCAGCGGGGTCATTGGTGCCTGCCCCTCAATCATGATGAAACCCACCGCGCCGCCGTAGAGGCGCGACCATTTCAGCACGTCATTCAGCGCATCCCAGATTTGCAACTCATCCAGTTGTGATTCGAGAATGCCACGATCTTTTGCATCAATTTCCGAAGTGATGCGAATGCCTTTGCGGGTCATATCATCCGGGATAGCATCGACTGCTTCACCGATGATCCAGGATGAACGATAGGACCATTCCACCAGCATGCGGTTACGACTGGTGAAATTAGCCCGGTAGGTGGATGCTGAGTGCTGGTTAGGTGTCTGCATCCCTACGCGGGCAATAAAATTCTCATAACCATCAGCTGTAGCCTGCGCAGTTCGCCGCAGGGCTTGTTTGTTTCGTGCCATCAGGCCTGTCTCCCTAGCAGCTCCCAGATGTTCAGGGCTGAATTCATTGGGGCATAGTTGATCATCACCGAGTCGGCAAGGTTTGGCGACCGGGTTCCATCAGGCTGTTTATCAATAACGATTTTTCCCACACTATTAATGGAATAGGTCGGCTGCGAAAGCTCGATGATGAGTTTATCTTTGAGTGCCATGCTACTGCTGATTGAGATGATCTCGTCCGGGTTGTAAGCCATACCTTCAACCACGGCGCGCCAGGTATTCTGAAAAAGTTTACGTAACCGCCACCAGCTCTGGGCTTTGGCGTTAGCGAAGAAGTCCTTGTTCAGACGTGCGGCTTGCCCGTTGTCCCCGCGAACAGCTTCATCATCCGGATCAAATACCGCGCCACTACCTCGAAACGGTGTGGCAAGTATTGACGGTCGACGCGCAGCGTTACGCAGTTCGTTGATAGCGCGTGCATCGCCGCGAACGCCAGCGCCCAGCCCGTCCTCGTCAAAGCGAAACTCTTCGAGGTTGTCCTGTTCGCAAAAGCCGAAAACCTTCTCAACGGACTGATAAATGTCGCTGCCCACACCGGACCATTCCCGCACATTCTCCAGGAGGAAGCCATGACGGGTGGAAAAGGCATTTTTGTCCCTGCCTTCGTCGGCGACATCCATCGCGCCAAGTCGTTTGCCTGTTGGCTGGATACCCAGTTTGATATGCGCATCAACTGCAGCCTGTACCCATTCGGATGGAATCAGGACGCCTTCCGCTGATGCGCTGTAGTTCAGATCAAGTTCCTGTGCCACCACCACCGGATTATCGATTTTCTCGCATTCCCTGCGATACCACTCTTCATCCTTGCGAAGATCATCTCGCCAGTGGAATGTGAATACCGGTATCTTCCCGCCATGACGCTTCTGAGCGAACGGGTTCGCCATGCCGTTAACTGAACTCAGGTCAATACGGCAACGCGTCGTTTGTGACAACGCCGCATCAATCAGCAGAGGACGCTGAAGGAATGCAGCCTCATCAACCAGATAAAGCGTGGTACGGTCACCACGACCAATATTATCGCCAGCCTCGCCTTTGATAACGGCACCAGTTTCAGGAAACTCAACACGCATATATGGCGCGTGCTTCTTCTCGCTCCACGAACCGCGAAACTCTACAGGTAGCGTTTCCACGAACTTGCGCGCCTTCCAGAACAATGCTTTCGGGTCACCAGTGCTGTCGACGTATTCCTCTTTACGGGAGCCGAAACCGATAACCATTTCTTTGTTGAAGAGACAAAGCGAGCAGGCCAGTCCGATCGCGGTCCAACTGAGCCCCATTTCACGGGATTTTTCGGTAATACCATTCTCCCGATTGCTCCAGCGTTCCATAATCCAGTGGATCCACTCCTCCTGCTTAGGGAAGAGTAAAAACGGAATGGTCCCCGGCAGGCCATAATCAATATTACGCGGGTCCGTTGTCATGCCCCAGTCGATGATGAACTGAGCCGGATTAGTTCGGTAAAACTGTTTTAGTGCAGGCAATATTTCAGGATTCTGGCGAATGCGCTGTAGGCGTTCCATCCGCCATTCAAAAACCATCTGGTAATCAGGATGTTTAAAATCGAAGGGGAATGGTAACGGCATACTTAGCCCATTATTTTTCTATACGCCTCTGCAGCCTGCTCCGGCGTTAAGTTGGTAATTTCTGTTCTGACTGGTCCTCCATCAGCGCCAGTCACTTCATTTTTGACGTTGTCTTTAAACGCCTGAACAGAAACATGACGCCCAAGCAACTCAAGGTTTTTAACCTTATCAGGCCATTTGATTTTCTTCAGAAGTGCGGCGCTATCTGCGGATACCATCTCCACGACATCCATTCCTGATAGCGTTGTGCGCCATACCTTAGGCCAGTCTTTAATGGGCTTTAGCTCACCGTTTTGCAGGAGAATGTCGAGCACATCCATCTGGTCGATTTCAATAAGGCGATTAAGTACATATTCTGCATTAATACCAACAAGATCATTGCGTTGCGCTTTCAGTTCGGCGATTCTTAACTTGATGTCAGGTTTTGACAGGTTTTCGGATGCGGTACGGTTAGCTGTCTTTGCGCTGTCCCCCGCCCGAATAGCCGCTTGCGTGGCGTTTAAATCGATGAGGTACTCGCGACAGAACATCTCTTGTTTGTCGGTGAGTGCCATGACAAAGTCTCAATTGGATTGAAAATGAGTGATTTATTACTAATTAAAAACTGGTTAATTGACCATCATGCACTATCGATTTTCTTTGGGTTTTTATCGGCTGGGTTATGGATCAAATCAGCAACAGCCAAAGTCAAAACAGGTAGAAGCACCGTTGTAGCAATTACATTTGATGATCCCAAAAAAAATGTAGATCTTCACGAATTTTTCTTAACTGCGCGGTTACAGTCTAAATATAACTCATATGCAGCTTTCGCTGCTGCTGTAACTGTGATTTTGCAAATGGCTGGCTATTAGAAAACCTTAACCAGGATATTATTTACCTTTATCAATATCAGTTAACGGCTCAAAGTGTAATGGTTCCACATTCTCCTAATGGAGTTATTTACTCGCCCGTCTCGGTAGCCAGCTGCATAAAGCCATTAACCAGCTCAGGCTGACGTCGTGACGTCTTGCCCGTAAAGGTTTCGCCTGTTTGGGTTTGGTAGATGTCGGACATTGAGAGCCTCTTTATCTGCTTGTGGGGATATATGGTTAATTATCCTCTGTAGGGGATACTGCCATCACAATGGGGAGAATCATCGTAATGGCAATAAAAACCGCCCATAGGCAGTTAATCTGAAAGACCAAATTTCTTTTTTGCGTAGGATTTTAGAAGCTCTACACCAACATCTTTCAATACCGATAATGGTTGATCGCTAATTGTTTTTAGCTTCTTAAAAACATCCTTTTGTTGAAGGGTTTCTGCAAACTCTTGGCCTGATTACGTGAGTCTTACATTGGCTGGCCATTCACGGATTTCATTAAGCCCAATAGTAAGTCCTAATTTCTTAGGATCGCCTATTTCTAGAAAATGGTTACTGATATAACCTCTCTCAATCAATTGGTAGTAATGAAAGAGTCCTTTATCGCTGCTTATTTCGTATCCAGCTTTTTTAAGGTCATTAGCTGATATCAATGGTCCGCCAGCCTTAATAAAGACCCCTAACATTCCCTTCAAGTATTCCAGATCGGTCTGCATAAATTACCTCCATCCTGAGAAATAGAGATAATATTACCCTTAAAATTCTTCATTAACACTAATTTGAACACTGCTCTTTGATGTAGTCCTGCAAGTAGCCGACCTGCTTCGTCACTGTGACGATTCGCTCTCTGAGGGTGAAATAATCCCGTTCAGCGGAGTCAGTAAGTCCGGGGCTGGAAGCATCGCCCAAGCTGCCGGTGCCGGTCTTTCCGCTCGCTGGACATCGGGCATTGAAGTGCAGCCCACACTTGCCAGTGCGAACACAACGCTGCAGATCATCAAGCTGCTTTTTCGCATCAGCTAGTTCTCCGGTGTATTTAGCATCGAGTGCATCAGCATCACGCTGGCGCTGCTGCATGTCAGTAATTGCCGCGTTCGCCAGCTTCAGTTCTCTGGCATTTTTGTCGCGCTGGGCTTTGTAGGTAATGGCGTTATCACGGTAATGATTAACAGCCCATGACAGGCAGACGATGATGCAGATAACCAAAGCGGAGATAATCGCGGTGACTCTGCTCATACCTCAATCTCTCTGACCGTTCCGCCAGCTTTTTTAAATCGGGCAATCAGGTCACCGATTTTATGTTCATACTGACCGTAACCTGCACCAGGTAACGACGCCCAGATATTGCTGCAACGGTCGATTGCCTGACGAATACTGCCGCGGTCAATCATCGGTAAAGCACCACGTTCTTGAATCTGCTGCAGAGCTACAGCGTCCTGACTTTCTGGAGAAAAATCTTTCAGGCCAAGCTGTTTACGGTAAGCATCCCACCAGCGTGAAAGAAGCTGGTAACGTCCGGCGGCTGTTGATTTGAGTTTGGGGTTTAGCGTGACAAGTTTGCGGGGGTGATCGGAGTAATCAGTGAACAGTTCGCCACCAACAATAACATCATAACCGTGGTTACGTGTCGGTTGTCGCCCGTTATCCGTTCCTTCTGACCATGCCACCATATCCAGGAAAGCTTTACGCTGTGAATTTAGTGCCTGCATAAATTACTCCTTCGATCTACCAAATTTGTTACCGATTACTCGCATTGCAGCCCCACGAATAGCATCGACACCGATCAGCCCCACGCCACCACCAATGGCAACAGAAAGCGATTTAGGCCATCCGACATACTCAAGAGCGGATGCAAAGGTCAGCGTCAGAGCGCCACATAGCAAAATCTCGAGCGTTTTTCGCTTCCAGCCACCACCACCGCCAAAATAGGCGATGCGCAACCCAGCCATAACGATCGACATAATCACTGCGCCCAGCGGTGTGTCTCCACGCCACCAACTTTGTAAGAGTTCCAGTAAGTCAGGCCAGGAATGAGGGACATTGTGCATTTTCATAAGCCTCACCTCCGAAAGTTCGGATGGTGCTAAATGTAAGATTCAGGCTCTCTGGCTTGCTCACAAGAAGTCGAGGATGTTTCCGGAGCCTAACAACGAAAAAGCCCCGGGACATGCCAGGGCCAGATGGAGTACCAGATTAAGCTTCTGGCGGTATATCCTCGTGTTTGATATCGTTAAATCGCCAAAAGTAACCATATCAATTAAAGGAGTATATATGGCTAGTTTTACTGTCCGCGTTGAGCTTGTGGGTGCATCATCCGATGACTACGCTCGCCTTCATGAGGCGATGGAATCCCGAAGATACTTTCGCGAAATTCAAGATGGAGCAGGAAACTGGTTTTATCTTCCAGACGCTGAGTACACAGCCGAAAAAAACGCATCTGCTCGCGCAGTCCGAGAAGAAGTTGTAGCCATCGCTGGGACAATAAAAAAGAACCCTCGGGTGCTAGTCACTCAAGCGGCAGATCGCTCATGGCATTTAATCAAGAAGTGAGTTTTGATCGCCATTAACGGGTATTCCGTTCCCGCTACGCCCCTCACCAACCTCAGGGGCGCTTTCATAGCGCTCCATCGCAATAAACGCGGCAGCGATGCAATGCCCCAAATTTTCAAAATCATCCCCCCCCGGGTTAGCCCGAGCCACAATGAACTGACCCAGTGTGATTTTGGCCTGAGATCGGGAATCAGAAGATAATTCATAAAATTTCATGGGTGTTCTCCAGAAACAACAAAACCCGCTCAATGGCGGGTTCTGGTAAAGTTCATGCGCTTGGTTCGCCTCGCGATACAGCTTTGCGAAGCGTACCGGGATTGAAGCAGTTTATGTGCAAAAATGCAAGAACTTTTTTAAAGCTGCATCAACCTTTCCACCAGTTTATCTCTGCGAACAACAAACCAACCATTGGCTCTCGCCAGTTCCAGCCATGACTCAAGGGAAATAACAATATCATCATCCCGTAACTGAATTGTGGAAACAGTGACACCGCCTCTCTGATAACAGAGAACTCGCGTGTCGTAACTTTTCTGGCATGAAACTGGCGTTGACGGATCCTTTTGACTGAAATAGCAGTCTTCCAGTTTTTCGAACACATCCCATGCCTGATCGGTTTCGAGCATTTTGGCGTGGCGTGCTGCGCCTCGTTCTGTCCAGAGGATGAGGGAGCGGGCTTTGGGTGAAACTGGATTTTGTGAGTAGTTTAAAGCGACCCGCAATTCTTTAAGGTCATTACCAACAACTTTGAAAAAGTGTTTCCCTTCAACGAAGCGTACTTTGTTCTCATGATGATTCTGGCGAATACGCACCGGCTCAGTGCCGTAAAGCTGCGCCAAAAGTTCGGTGGTAATAACAGGAATCTGGTTATGGGTGATCGGGGAGAGAGTTTCAACAGAGATTTGAGTGGTCATAACGATAACTCCGTACATTTGGACATTATCGCCACCGTCAGGTGCTAATCATCGTGGTGGCGAACTGTGCGGGGTTAGCACTACCGGGTACGGAACCCGGCGAGCCTTTCGGCTCCCCCACACAGCCCGCCATAAATCGCGAATGTGACTGTGCAAACGATATGAAAAAAAGACGCGGGCGCGTCTCATATCGCTCCGTAAACATCCGGGGTGCTAATCCCGACGCCAGATTTTGCTGGCGCGTGAGGAATATAGCCCCGGATAACAGATTGAGTCAACAGACGGTTTTTAGATCCCCGGAAGAGAATGCATCACGCATCGGTAGATAGAGCATATATTCAGCAAGATTTAGCCATACATCTACCCGACTGCAGCACGTCCGGAAACACCACTCGGGGTGTGCATCATTCAACAGTTCAGCCATTTTGCGCTTGGTCATCCCCCTCCCTTCATAGCGTTGCCGGAGAATGCAAATCAATCCTGGATGCTCTGCCAGCACCTCACTTATGACTCGATCAATACATAACGCCTCTGCATCAGTACAATGCGCCAGCCAGCTCTTTTGCTTGCCGTTGATCATCTCTCTCAAAAACGCTTCCAGCTCAGCTTTCTCTATTCCCGCTTTTTTCATTCTGCGCAGGGCTTCATTGATGGCTGTTTTCGTCAATTTTTTGGATGCCAACAACTGATTGAACATATTTCCTGACCTGCCACCGCCAATATACGACCAGCGCCCCCACATACGCAGTTTGCCCCGAATCCAGACACTTTCCAGCGTGGTGAGACGAAGGTGTTCTCCGCTTTTTCCTGTATTCGTTGGGTAAATCACAAATATCCCTCCTTTCTCCAGATTTCTTGTGTGCGAAAAACACCTTCTGCATGCATCAGGCGTAATTCTTCTTTGGTGTAATCGCTGGTTTTTACCCGCCCGTCGATTAAATCGTGGCATGAGCTACAGGCAATCGCTGCCTGCATATCGTGTGGTTTTGTCGCTGTTCCGCACGTCCCCGCCAGCCTGTAATGCGCCAGCACAGACGTTTCGGGATTGTGATTGCAGTAGCCAGGGATTCTGACCTGGCACATCTGGCCCCGCGCCGCTTTACGTAAATCCACCATTACGCAAACTCCAGCAGCTGCACGGCCACATTTTCGACTTCCTCCGGAGAGGAAAATTTACGGAACAGGATCCAGTTCCACAGCACATTCAGTACAGATTTATAAACCTGCTGAAACTCGGTTTCGTCCATGTTCGCAAATGCGATAGATTTTGCCCTGCGCCCACGACTACCATCAGGATAAATATGCTCGGTGTAAAATCCGGCCTGAATGGTTACCCACTCGCGGAAAGCGTCAAACGACTTTAGCAATGCCGTATCCCGGGTTCTGCATGTCGCAACTGTATTAAGGTATTGCTCTGCGGCATCACTCAGGGCTGGAGTGTGTTCCCGACCTACTGATTCGCACAGGTAATCAACGAAGCCTGATACCAGTTTTCGTTCGCGAGGCGTGATCGCCCCACCGACCGGAGTCCAGTAATCGAATCCCAGTTGCAGGAGTTTGAAAAAACGCTTGTGAAATGCGTAGTTACGCACACGCTTAAAGTCTGCGTGTATCCACTCCCCTATTTTGATTTGATGCAAAAAATCGCAACTCTCCGGCGTCGCCGGGAGAAGTAATCCGGAAGAGGTTTGTTTGACCAGTTGTATATGCGCCATCGTAGTTCTCCGCTGGCGCAGTAGAATGGGTGTTCAGCCCGTTATGTAGTATACCAGAATTAATGCCAATACTAACATGATGCTCTGACTCGCAATTCATCCAGCAGTTTATCATTTCCCATAATGTCACTTACCCTCATCGGTAAAAAAATTGCCTTTCGACCATTACGATACATCATTGATTTTGGGGTTTCAGGGAAGTAATCCATTTCGACTATAACTGACAGGTCATCACGACGTATGACTGCGTATTTGCTACTAAATAGTCTCTTTATTTTTTCCACGATGCTTCCAGGTTTATAAGTACAAACGGTTATATCCACATAGAGACAAAAATATTAATCTGAAAAATATTTATTTCACGCCGTATATTTGATTGTTTAATGTGCAGGTACAATGACTTTTATTTTTTGTTGTGTATATAATCAAATATATGGTTATTTTTCACCCTGCGCATTCAGCGCGCAACAAAAAACCCGCCGAAGCGGGTTTAGTGCGGGTGCGTTGAGGATGCCTGACACATGAGAGGTGGCGAGGGATTTCTCCCCCGCCTGGTCTCTTACTCCTCAGATTCGTAAGCTGTGAAGACAGCAACCTCCGTCTGGCCGGTACGGATTCGTACCTCGCAGAGGTCTTTCCTCGTTACCAGTGCCGTCACTATGACGGTTAAACAGATGACGATCAGGGCGATTAACATCGCCTTTTGCTGCTTCATAGCCTGCTTCTCCTTGACCTTTCGGTCCGTAAGAGGCTAATCTCTATGTGTCGCATAGATATGGCCTCAGATTAATGTTAAGCGTCTTGCAGGACGCGTAATGTTAACTGGGGCTTTTCTCTATCTGCCGTTGGTGTTCATGCCCGAGGCAGATAGCCTCAAGCACCCGCAGCAATTCTACTTAACTCCCGTCACCTCGCCAATATGAAATCAATCAGAAAGGCGATCCATAAGAACAACAGCAAGACAATAAATTGCCATTACAGCCGCAATAGCCAGCGCACATTTCAGAACCAGCACGATGACCTCCCATATTTGACGTACACGCGCATGATTCAATATGCAGCAACCTATTTCCTGCTTCAATATAAAATCAGGTATTGTTGTATAACTATTTAACTAACTCCCTATCCCCACATCTCAGGCGCTCAACGTCTGTGTGCGGGGCGTTTTTTAATACCTTACCCCCAGCGGCAAATCGCATACACCACCAGCGCCACCGCCATTGCAATTCCTACCGTTGTGAATGCTTCAGGCCATGTCATCGTAAAACATCCTCCACACCAACCAGTCCGTTCTGCTTCAGATATTCCATCGCATTATCAGGTAGATTGCTTGATTTATTGACGCTTTTTAACGAACTGGCTAATCGCTTAACCAACATTGTTAATTCGTTAACCTGTTTTCCGGATGCTTGTGGATTGTCAGTTTACCAGAAGTGGCGGTACAGTCGGCGTTCCCACTCTTATCCTCCTGCGACGGTTTTGCTGCCAACTGACTGGCATATTTGTTAATGGTAACGATAAGCTCTTGCTCGGCCTCATCCAGACAATCACCGATACCTCGCCTGTCACCGTCAAAATCATCGAAATCGGCACGAATCCTGGCAACCTCCCGGATTGCGGACAACACTTCACCAGGAATAAGCGGAGAGTTGCCCGATAGTGCATTCTGCTCCAGTGATGCCAGTGCAATCCGTGCCAGCTCACGAATCTCACCGCCGTCTATATCGTCAATGTCATCACGGCCAGAAATGTTAGCCAGCCATTGCAGTCGCTCTTTGGTAATAGTGGTCATGTGTTACTCCTTAACCCGCTGTGCTTTCAACTGACGAGGGGAACAAAATCTTTTCTTCAAATCCGGCATTCATATCATGGACAGCAACACACCAATCCATTGACGAACGATTATCAAGAGCCTCCATGATTTCATCCATGCGGCGTAGGTCATACAGGTAAATGTTTTTATCGCCAATGGTGTAAAAACCAATTTTTTTCGGTGACGGGCAGCGATCAAGAACGTTCTGTAATTCGCTCAACCATGCCTGTTCCTTTTTTGTCAAAGTTGCCATATCACTCTCCTTTGATGCGAATGCCAGCGGCAATTGAAGCCTGATAGTTAATCTCGCTCACTGCGCCACCTCCTGAAAAATCACCTGATGCCCCAGTTTCTCCGCCAGCGCCAGTTCCGCCCTCGCCCCCGCTGACTGGTACCAGTTTCTCAGCATGTAAACCGCCTCCACGCTGCGAATCATCGCCATGCAGATATCCATGTAGTGCGACTGTGTCAGCCCGTCCGGGAGCACTGCCGGGTTTAAGACGGTGTGCCCTTCCCGTTTCAGTTCCTCTTCCGCCTTGTGAAATGCTTCACGGTTAAAGTTTTCATAACCGGTCATCGGCCCTGCGACATAAACCTTCATATCGTTTTTACTGACCCTTTATTGCCCCTGTAAAACATCAAAACTCGCTGCATAACATCGCTATTCCGGCACTCGCTACAGATTATGTTCTGACGCCTGTCGTAGCGGCGTATTTCTCCGTCTGGTAATGACCAGATAAGGTCCGGATCAACTACAGATGGTTTCTTCAGATTTGCCCTTGAGAGTTTTTTACGGGCGTTTTGCCAGTCCTTACGCGCCTGTTCAGACGGGAATAACCCGTAACCAGAGTTGTATACATCGCCACTGGCAACCAACTCTCTGGCGAGAACACTCATCAGATATCTTGTCGTACCTGTCTTGGCTTCCAGTTGCCGTAACGTCTCGCGACCGCTCAGACGTACAAGTTCAACAACCTGCCCTTTAATTTTTTCCCGCTCTTCTGGTGTAAATACTTTTGCCATAAGCGCCTCCGGCAATCACTTTTCCGATGCAACACAGCGAGAAGAATCAGTAATCTGTCGAACAATATCCCGGTGCTTGTTCAGTTCCCGCAGCGCAGCACAGACTCGTTCCCACTTCTGGACATGACTTTTCGCCCGACGCAGTTCGCGGTTTGCCATATGCAGCGATGGTAAAACCAGGTCATCCGCTCGCGTTTCAGTAAACGATGGCAGCGACTGCACAATGTCCGCCACAGTTTCTGTTTTAATATCTTCCTGTGTTGCAGCCTCACGTACTGGTAACGCAACACCTGCGGGCTGAGGAAAGGCCTTACCATCAGTTTCCGCTACCGATGCTGCTTTCGGCTCTGCTGGTAAATTATCGCCCGGTATGCAGTAACGAAATTTACCGCCCTGATTTACGCGAATCAGACGACCTTTGCTGATTGCCATTGCCAGCGTTGAAGCCACTTTGCGTGATGTGGTACCAAACAATGTAGCCAGCTCATCAGCCGTTTGTGGTCCGCGTTGTTCAATCGTCGCGGTTAAATCGCACTCTGAGATTTTCGCTACTGTTGCTGTGGTGGTTTCTTCCGGCAGTTCTGCCTGCGCTGGCTGTTCCTGCTGAACGTTGTTATCAGCCACACGCCAGGTGTACGCGCTTTTATCAACAAAACCAGCCTTTTTCAGTTCCCATAGTTCGTTCAGCACTTCTTCACGACTGATATCAAGTCGCGCAGCCAGTTCTACCGACGTGGCTTTTCCCATTGCTTTCAGTGCGTCAAAAACAGTCTCCATTAAAATTTCCTCCCGGTAAAAATCACTTCGCAATTCCTGGCTGGACGACATTCGGACGCCAGCTCTCCCAGTTAAAATTCCCCCATCGCCCGCCGTTCATGGTCATGCGATCCATAATCCTCTCGCCGAGCAATGTTTTCATGGCCTCATAGTTCAGGTTTGTCAGCATCCCCACGCTGCGCATCGACGCTGTCCGGCGATCAACAATCTGGTGCAGCACCACCTGCTCGTTTTTTGTCTCGCGCTGAATGCCAATTTCATCAAGAACCAGCAGATCCACTTCGCACAGCTCCCGCAAAAATTTTTCGCCTGACTGCCCGTCGTCATAGCTGGCGTGCAGGGCGCTCATAACATCAGCCACGGTAACCACAATCACTGTCTGACCGTCTTTCAGCAGGCGATTCCCGATAGCTGCCGCTAAGTGATTCTTCCCGGTACCAGGTTTTCCGCTGAACGCAAAATTTGTACACCCGGTCATCAGTTCATCGGTGATGGATTTCGCCTGGCTTAACGCGTATCGCTGGCCGTCGTTCTGCACCTGGTAATTCGCAAACGAGCATTTACGGTGCAACGGCTGGATGCCAGAGCGATTCAGAATTTTTTCCACCCGCAACTGACGATTCAGGCGGTTGATCTCCTCGCAACGTTTCTGGCCTTCAGCAAGTTGCCACTCACGCCACTCCGCAACCGTTCTGAATGGGGCGGTTACATGTGGTGGGGTCAGTCTGCGGATACGCTCCAGAACGCCGCCTGTCGCAATATTTTTCATGGTCTGTTACCCCCTGAAGCCTGGCGGGATCGCACTGTCCGGCAACGAGACGGTGTTAACCTGTCGGAGCAACGTCTCAGGCCGAACACCTTTCGGTGCGAACAAGCCCTGGTATTCATTGGCGATGCTGTGTCGAATCACCTGCTCAGGTGTAAAACCCTGCTGACGGAATTTTTCCAGTTCCCGTATCGCCCCGTTAGCGCCCTGCTCCGTTCGAATCGGTTTTCGCAATGCCTGTCTGAACCGGACCCACTCATGCCAGAGTGTTTCCGGCAACCAATCAGGCAGCTCAATAGCCTCCGGCTCGAATTTTTTAGACGCTCGTTTTTGGCGAGGGGGATTTAGGGGGAGATCAGTATTTAGATCTTCCTCTTCCTCTTCCTCTGGTAACGCTTTTTGATCCGTTTGTGTAACGCTGGCAGCGTTACCTTTTCGTTTCAGTTCGCGTATTTTTGTAACTCGCTCGTTTGTAACCGCCCGTTTTTTAGAGCTTTTTCCGTTATGACGTTCAAAGTTAGGTAGAGAAAGCCCAACGTCATTTTCGACCAGCCATCCAACCTGAATTAACGCATCAGCAAACCCAGCCATAAAAGTGATGCGATCTATTGCACTTTTTGTAACGCCGCGAGCGTTACAATCTGCATTACCGTCTATCATTTGTTGATCCGCCCATGCCCAGAAGCGAATAACCTTCCCTAATGCGGCATCTGGATCAATATTCAGAATCTCAGCAAGCCTGAATATTTCCGGCTTATCCGGCGTAATAACCTCGAGCTTTATCCAGTTTGAAGCCATTTGTTTTCACCTTGTAACGCTCGCAGCGTTACATTTAACTGATACCGAACAAAACAATCCGGCACGATTAATTTCAATCAATGCACTACGACAGAATCGCCGGGCGACCCACCACCGCTGAAATGTGCTTTCCGGTAAACGGCCTGGACTGCATCATCATGCGCATCAATTGCCGTACTCAACGCTTCCTGCGCCGCCAGTAATGCACGGCGCTCCAGGGTATCGAAGATGCAGATTCGGTGACGCAGCTCGCGCGGAAGAATTGCCAGAACCGCAGGGATCAGTTTCTGAATTTTTTCCCTTTGCGCTTTCGTTTCACCTTTCAACCAACGGTGATAGATATTCTGCTGATTGTTCCAGTCCTTGCCTGGTACAAGGGGCAATTCGCCTCCCCCCTGGCGCAGATATTCTTCAGTAATTGCGTTAGCGACCCACGCCTGCCCTTTTTCGGCTGCCAGGGCTAACAACACTGATTCGATGTGCTCATGCCTGATTTTCATGAATCAACCGCTCCTATGCTGTTTTCGCTATGCTTACCGCCTGGGGGGAATACATCGTCAAGTCCACAATGAGCGCCAAGCCGATTAAGGGTAGAAACAATTTTTCTGCACTCCTCTAGTCCAGGGGTACGAAAATTTGCTTCGTAATTTGCCAGTCGGCTTTGTATCCACCCTAACTGAACAGCAAGTTGTCTTTGAGACAGCCCAAGCTGTTTTCGATATGTTGAAATTTTGTTCATTGAAAACCTCCGATGACAATTTTAAACACATCTTGTGTTATATGGTCAAGCTGTTTTGTGTTTTATGTAAATCACGATTCGTGATACAAGGATGCAATGGAAAAAGAAAACGAAAAAATTGCCGCTAGTAGGCTCAATGACAAAATTGCAATGCGTCTTAAAGAGCGCAGGCAGAAGCTTGGTTTATCTCAAGGAAAACTTGCTGAAATCTGCGGATGGACGCAATCGCGTATAGGTAACTATGAGGCGGGCAGCAGAAATGTTGGAGTGCATGACGCTGTCGTATTGGGAAAGGCTCTTGGCATATCTCCTCCTGAGCTCCTCTTTGGAGAACAGGAATCTTCTGAATTGTGGTTAAATGAATCCCAACGAAAACTTCTTGAGTTGTTTAACCAGCTACCGGGCTCAGAACAACAACGAATGATTGAGCTATTTGAAGTCCGGCTAAAAGAAATCGATGAGTATGTAGAAAAATATTTGAGAGGCAGGCTTAAAGATAATCCCCCACCGGAGTAATGATCTTGCTATCACAGTAATATGCCAATCAGCCCGCTATCAGCGGGCTTTTTTTGTACCATCATCATATGACACCCACCACAAAACACATTTCGTGTTGACACAAGAAAACACATTGTGTTTAATAAGCATATCCAAACAACGCCCCACCAGAGAACGGCAGGACAATACCTCGAGTTATCCAGCCACTGAACAGGGCTAAGTAGCCAGCCTGAGGCATACGAACATGACGGCAGTTGTTGATTGATACAAAGCGCAGTAGATAAAACGTTCCGCCACCCGGCGTTAAGGGGAAAAAAGATGGTTGGTGAAGATCTGGTTGTTATTAACGGTCAATTGTGCAGCAAAGATGTGGCAGCCATGCTTATTAGCAAGGTTCTTCCAACTGTGCTGGATGTCATTGCAGAAAAAGTAAAGGCTGGTCGTCCAGACAAGGAAGTTGAAGAGGCGGCAAAAACAGTTGTTCATGCCGCTACAGAAGCAATTATTTTGAAGAGCCTAGTTTCGCCCAAGCCTTAAGTGAATCGGCGCTTTTTTTAGCATCACGTTCATTGAGTAGTGACAAAAACTCATTCTCAGCATTCTCGATTTCCGAGAAAAATTCTTGATGAGTTGTTTCTCGCTGCGATCTGATGCTGAAAGCTAAAGCAAGTAGCCAGGCTTTGTCTTTATTATCCATCGGAATACCTTATTACTGGTTGTGTGAGAACTCCAGTATACCACCGAGCCTGAAGTGGTAAAAAGACAGGCGCACAACACGAAGGCGCATTTCCGGTATTCATAAAGAGTCGGTCTTGTCTGTTAAATTTAAATGGTGGGAGTGCGCCTCCGGTTGTAAATAACGACATTGCTATGTGTAGTCTTTGGCGGCATCAGTTCTACTCCGTGGCTGCCCTGTCGCCCCTTTTTAAAGTGAATTTTGTGATGCGGTGAATGCGGCTAAGCGCACGCGGCACAGTTAAAAGCATCAGTGTTATGGGTGGATTATCCGGCGTTAATTGTTAACTGGTTAACGTCACCTGGAGGCACCAGGCACCGCATCGACAAAATTCATTTGTAAAAATGGAGATAATTATGATTGCTCATCACTTCGGAACTGATGAAATACCACGTCAGTGTGTGACCCCTGGCGATTATGTTCTTCATGAAGGTCGGACATATATCGCCTCGGCAAACAATATTAAAAAGCGAAAACTTTATATTCGTAGCCTGACTACAAAAACATGCATTTCTGACTGCATGATTAAAGTCTTCCTCGGTCGTGATGGTTTACCTGTAAAGGCGGAGTCATGGTAATGACTAAGAAAATAAAATGTGCTTATCACCTTTGCAATAAAGAAATTGAAGAAAGCAAAATCATTACAAGACCACTTCATTTCATGCGTGGAGTTATACCAACGACGGAAATGAAAAAATATTGTAGTGAAATCTGTGCCGAAAAAGACCAGATGGCACACGAACTTTAATTAACTGACTATCCGAAACTGAATTTATGCCAGCAATGGCAGGGATTCGCTCAACCTTAATTAAGGAGAAAAACATGATTACCAGTTATGAAGCCACTGTTGTTACTACTGATGACATTGTTCACGAAGTCAGCCTGGAAGGAAAGCGTATTGGCTACGTGATTAAAACAGAAAATAAAGAAGCCCCTTTCACTGTGGTTGATATCGACGGTCCATCAGGCAACGTTAAAACACTTAACGAAGGCGTCAAAAAAATGTGCCTAGTGCATATCGGAAAGAATCTGCCCGCAGAAAAAAAAGCCGAATTTCTGGCAACTCTGATTGCAATGAAATTAAAAGGTGAAATCTGAAGAAATAGCCTGCGTATGACGCAGGCTATGAACAGTGTGTATCCGGCAAGATTATTCACTGAACAAACGAATTTTAATCTGAGTTGAGGTTAAAAAACAATGAGCACCGATAAACAAGTTTACCCACTGTATTACGAAGCAAAAAATGACAAAGTAAGAAAACGTCTCGGTATTAAAGGCGGTTTTTACTGGGCTGAAGCGAAAAAATTATCCATTGCCATCTCCCGTGGTGCTGTTGCGATTGACGATGCTGGCTACGATGAAGATGACTTCAAAAAACCTGTTCGCGTCAATTTGCCCGTTGTTGATGACCTCCCGCCAGAAGGCGTATTTGATACGGAATTCTGCAACCGTTACGAAAAAGGCGGGGAAGATGGCATCACAATGGTATTTATCGCGCCCTCACCCTCTGCGCAGGGCAAACCAGCCAGCACTGACAACACCAATGTTAATGGCGAAGACATGACGGAGATTGAGGAGAATATGCTACTCCCGATTTCTGGCCAGGAGCTGCCCATTCGCTGGCTTGCTCAACACGGCAGCGAAAAACCGGTAACGCACGTTTCACGCGACGAACTCCAGGCATTACACATTGCACGGGCTGAGGAACTACCAGCTGTTACTGCCCTGGCTGTTTCCCACAAAACCAGCCTGCTCGATCCGCTGGAAATTCGCGATCTCCACAAACTGGTGCGTGATACTGACAGAGTTTTCCCTAATCCAGGCAATTCAAGCCTGGGGCTGATGACTGCTTTTTTCGAAGCATACATGGACGCAGACTACACCGATCGCGGTCTGCTGACAAAAGAGTGGATGAAAGGAAATCGTGTTTCACGCATCACGCGCACGGCTTCCGGCGCTAATGCTGGCGGCGGGAACCTCACCGATCGCGGCGAAGGTTTCGTTCACGATCTGACGTCACTGGCGCGCGACGTAGCCACTGGCGTACTGGCCCGTTCAATGGACGTGGACATTTATAACCTTCATCCGGCACACGCTAAACGTGTCGAGGAAATTATCGCTGAAAATAAACCGCCCTTTTCTGTTTTCCGCGACAAATTCATCACCATGCCTGGCGGGCTGGATTATTCCCGTGCCATCGTGGTTGCGTCCGTAAAAGAAGCACCAATTGGGATCGAGGTTATCCCCGCACACGTCACTGAATATCTGAACAAAGTACTGACTGAAACTGATCATGCCAACCCTGATCCAGAAATCGTGGATATTGCCTGCGGTCGTTCCTCTGCCCCGATGCCGCAGCGTGTAACAGAAGAAGAAAAACAGGATGATGAAGAAAAACTGCAACCATCTTGCGCAATGGCAGATGAACAGGCAACGGCTGAAACAGTGGAACCGGATGCAACTGAACATCATCAGGACCCGCAGCCGCTGGATGCTCAGTCACAGGTAAATTCTGTTGATGCGAAATATCAGAAACTGCGGGCAGAACTCCATGAAGCCCGGAAAAACATTCCGCCCAAAAATCCTGTCGATGCAGACAAATTACTGGCTGCCTCTCGCGGAGAATTTGTTGAAGGGATTAGCGACCCGAACGATCCGAAATGGGTTAAGGGGATCCAGACTCGCGATTCTGTGTACCAGAACCAGCCAGAAACGGAAAAAATCAGCCCGGATGCGAAACAACCTGAGCCAGTAGTGCAACAGGAACCGGAAATAGTCTGCAATGCCTGCGGTCAGACTGGCGGGGGTAACTGCCCTGACTGTGGTGCGGTGATGGGCGACGCAACATACCAGGAAACATTCGGTGAAGAGAATCAGGTTGAAGCTAAGGAAAAAGATCCGGAGGAAATGGAAGGCGCTGAACATCCGCACAATGAGAATGCTGGCAGCGATCCGCATCGCGATTGCAGTGATGAAACTGGCGAAGTCGCAGATCCCGTAATCGTAGAAGACATAGAGCCAGGTATTTATTACGGAATTTCGAATGAGAATTACCACGCGGGTCCCGGTGTCAGTAAGTCTCAGCTCGATGACATTGCTGATACTCCGGCACTGTATTTGTGGCGTAAAAATGCCCCCGTGGACACTACAAAGACAAAAACGCTCGATTTAGGAACCGCTTTCCACTGCCGGGTACTTGAACCGGAAGAATTCAGTAACCGCTTTATCGTAGCACCTGAATTTAACCGCCGTACAAACGCCGGAAAAGAAGAAGAGAAAGCGTTTCTGATGGAATGCGCAAGCACAGGAAAAACGGTTATCACTGCGGAAGAAGGCCGGAAAATTGAACTCATGTATCAAAGCGTTATGGCTTTGCCGCTGGGGCAATGGCTTGTTGAAAGCGCCGGACACGCTGAATCATCAATTTACTGGGAAGATCCGGAAACAGGAATTTTGTGTCGGTGCCGTCCGGACAAAATTATTCCTGAATTTCACTGGATCATGGACGTGAAAACCACAGCGGATATTCAACGATTCAAAACGGCTTATTACGACCACCGCTATCACGTTCAGGATGCATTCTACAGTGACGGTTATGAAGCACAGTTTGGCGTGCTGCCAACTTTCGTTTTTCTGGTTGCCAGCACAACTGTTGAATGCGGACGTTACCCGGTTGAGATTTTCATGATGGGCGAAGAAGCAAAACTGGCAGGCCAGCAGGAATATCACCGCAATCTGAGGACCCTGGCTGACTGCCTGAATACCGATGAATGGCCAGCTATTAAAACGTTATCACTGCCCCGCTGGGCTAAGGAGTATGCAAATGACTAAGCAACCACCTATCGCAAAAGCCGATCTGCAAAAAACCCAGGGAAACCGTGCACCAGCAGCAGTAAAAAATAACGACGTGATCAGCTTTATTAATCAGCCATCAATGAAAGAGCAACTGGCAGCAGCTCTCCCACGCCATATGACGGCTGAACGAATGATACGTATCGCCACCACAGAAATTCGTAAGGTTCCGGCGCTAGGAAACTGTGACACCATGAGTTTTGTCAGTGCGATCGTTCAGTGTTCACAGCTCGGCCTTGAGCCAGGTAGCGCCCTCGGCCACGCATATTTACTGCCTTTTGGTAATAAAAACGAAAAGAGCGGTAAAAAGAACGTTCAGCTAATCATTGGTTATCGCGGCATGATTGATCTGGCTCGCCGTTCTGGTCAAATCGCCAGCCTGTCAGCCCGTGTTGTCCGTGAAGGTGACGAGTTTAGTTTTGAATTTGGCCTTGATGAAAAGTTAATACACCGCCCGGGAGAAAACGAAGATGCACCAGTGACCCACGTCTATGCTGTCGCAAGACTGAAAGACGGAGGGACTCAGTTTGAAGTTATGACGCGCAAACAGATTGAACTGGTGCGCAGCCAGAGTAAGGCTGGTAATAACGGGCCATGGGTAACTCACTGGGAAGAAATGGCAAAAAAAACGGCTATTCGTCGCCTGTTTAAATACCTGCCTGTCTCAATTGAAATCCAGCGTGCAGTATCAATGGATGAAAAGGAACCACTGACAATCGATCCGGCAGACTCCTCTGTATTAACCGGGGAATACAGTGTAATCGATAATTCAGAAGAATAATTCAGCCTGGCGGTGTAATGCACCGCCAACGTGAGACAGTTTTTATGACAAAAATTATGAGATATGACGATGTTAAACCATGTCCGTTTTGTGGTTGTCCATCTGTTACGGTGAAAGCAATTTCAGGATATTACCGGGCAAAATGCAACGGATGCGAATCCCGAACTGGCTATGGTGGAAGTGAAAAAGAAGCACTCGAAAGATGGAATAAACGAACTACTGGAAATAATAATGGAGGTGTTCATGTATAAAATAACTGCCACTATTGAAAAAGAAGGTGGCACTCCTACTAACTGGACAAGATATTCAAAATCTAAATTAACGAAATCAGAATGCGAAAAAATGCTCTCAGGGAAAAAAGAAGCAGGCGTGTCCAGAGAGCAGAAAGTAAAGCTGATAAATTTTAATTGCGAGAAACTTCTGTCCTCGTGAGTTGCATTATATACAAATTAGAACTTCATAGCTGATTATTAAAAATCAACCACACCCGCCAGTATTCTGTATATTTACTGGCGGTCATATCGTAAGAGGTATGGCAATGAATCTTGTGACACTCAAAACGTGGGGAAAACTCAGATATCCGGATAACCCCCCATCAATATCAACGCTGAGACGATGGGCAAGGAATGGAAACATTTATCCTGCACCTGAACTACACGGGAGGAGTTACAGGGTGGTTCCGGAAGCTTTCTATATCAACCCAAATAAGGTTGATACCGATATAACACACCATCAGCCTAATGGGCGACAAGGGAGAGACAGTCCGTTACTGGAGAAGTTAAAACATGCAGCGGAAAAAATACGATCCCAATTTGCCTAAAAACTTAACATATCGAAGGAGGGACAAAGCATATTACTGGCGCAACCCTCTGACGAAAGAAGAATTTACACTAGGTAAAATTTCAAGAAGAGATGCAGTAGCGCAGGCAATTGAAGCAAATCATTATATATACAAAAACTACTCTCCTGCTGCCTTAATTGAAAAACTAAAAGGGTTCGACTCATTTACTATGGCAGACTGGATTGAACGTTACAAAACGATTCTTATAAGGAGAAAAGTGTCCAGAAATACGGTAATGACTCCAACTTATTGATAGTGTTTTATGTTCAGATAATGCCCGATGACTTTGTCATGCAGCTCCACCGATTTTGAGAACGACAGCGACTTCCGTCCCAGCCGTGCCAGGTGCTGCCTCAGATTCAGGTTATGCCGCTCAATTCGCTGCGTATATCGCTTGCTGATTACGTGCAGCTTTCCCTTCAGGCGGGATTCATACAGCGGCCAGCCATCCGTCATCCATATCACCACGTCAAAGGGTGACAGCAGGCTCATAAGATGCCCCAGCGTCGCCATAGTGCGTTCACCGAATACGTGCGCAACAACCGTCTTCCGGAGCCTGTCATACGCGTAAAACAGCCAGCGCTGGCGCGATTTAGCCCCGACATA